AGTACCATCATCATCAGCGTCATACTCTACGCCAACCGATAATATGTCTGCCATTTCTTCACCGTAACGAGACTTGTAGAAGTCAATCATACTGATAAAGCGATCATTCTCTACCCAGTTAGTTAACTTAGGTAAAGCGTACTTCCATAACACTAGGTAAGCACTGGCTACTTTGAACTGTGTAGCCGTCAATAAGCTCACATCGAACTCATCGGTAGTATTCTTTTTAGCCCAAAACTTAGCAAGTAACTCACGATTAATGTCATCGTATGCCTTGTCATGGTCATCTGTAAAACTATCAATACCTAGCTCTAAAATGTCTGGTTGATAGCCTACTAAATCTGTATCTGTACTATAAGCCATTATGACTCCAAAGTATTAAGGGGCTACTTATGTAACCCCTCAAATGACTAATTAAAGTCCAGCGTCAAAGTATAACTCTACACCGTAAGAGTCATCTAATTCACCAACACCATAAACGGCAGTAGCGTTAAGCTCCCATGCTCGGTTTGATGCGTCACGCTGTGGTTCGATTTGGAAATCACGCTTCATAGCTAGACATAATGCTTCACGAGCAAATACACCGCCTTTAGCGTCACCAGAACCGTCGATAGATACGTTAGCTGACTCATAGATATCAACACCAGCGATAGTACCTACGTAACCGTTACGCATTGCTTCATTCTGTAACTCACCGCCATTCGGGTTAGCGAATGTATTAGTTAAGTTAGCTTTAAGCTGATACGCTTGGTAAGGGTGAACAACTGCTGATAATGCACCAGTAACCTTGTTAGCACGTAAAGTAGCTACGGCTTTAAATACGTCTGCTACAGTGATTTCTTGAGTAGTAGCACCTAATGACGCTGAGAAACCGTCTAACAATGCGATAAGGTCTTTATCCATCTTAGTAGCAATAGCGTTACCTAAAACAGTACCTAACTCGTCTGCTGGGTTACCAGCACCCATAGTAGCCATATCAGTAAGCAATACTTGCGCACCGATTTCACCTACTGCAATCTCTACGCTAGATGTAGAAACCTGAGTGCTATCCATGTCAGTTCCCTCAGTAAGGTCACCAGCTACAATTGCTGGATACTTAGGAACTTGGATAGTTGTACCAGCTTGTGAGCCGATATCATAACGAGTAACTAGACCAGCCATTAATGACTGTTCCTCTGCCGTAAAACGGGCTTGTGCAATAATATTGACGAATAAGTCGTCTAAACTTGAACTTGTAGTTGCTGACATAGTGTCACCTCAATTGTATTAAAAAATTATTTACGTGTGGATTTCTTGAGCTGGGCATAGGCTTCTTTTCCGCCATTATTCCAGTTCTCCACCATTTCTGCCACAGATTGAGGCTTCTGCGTTGAGCCACCAGTATTACCCTTACTGCCAGCACCACCAGAGGTAGCACGTACAAAATGAGGGTTAACCGTTAAAAAATTACTTACTAATTCGTTGACCGATAATAGATCACCTTTGTCATTATACATCGGTGTGCCGTCATCGTCCAATACTTCGACATTACCACTTTCAGCAAGTCTTACCTTATTCTTTAATAGGCTGGCTACTTGGTCAGGTGATACTGCATTATTCTTGCTGGCTTCACTCAAGATAGCACCATCAACTAAAGTCTTTTCTAACTTCTGCTTCATAGTTAATAGTTCGTTATCTTTTTTCTCTACTGTCTTTTTAAGTACAGTCTCAAAGTTGCCACGTTCTTTCTCACGCTCAATCTCTGCTTGTTCTTTTTCTTGCATCAATCGTCGTGCTTCATCGAGGTCTACACCCTCTAGCTTTTTCTCGTACTTTCTTCGCTCACGAGCTAAACGGTCAGATACAATCTTGTCCATTTCTTCCTGAGTGAATACTTTGCCTTGTTGTTGTTCTTCGTTTGTTTCTGTTGCTTCATTTTCCATGATATCATCGCTCATGTTACGCACCTCTATTGAGTAGTTTCGTCTATTATCGGTAGCCATTGGTGTCTACAGTTGTAACCACCTCGGACTATAAATGGATCGCCATCGGATTTACCTTTCCAATCGCCATCCCATATCTCGTAAATTTCTTCACGAGTATATACTTTACCAGCATGCTTGCGACAATGTTCACGAGTGTCTTTCATTGAGTTACCGTAATACTCAAACTTTTCCACTCCTGCCTCATTAGCCATTGCTATTGTAGCTTGTGCGCTAAACTGCTGTGCTGAGTCTCTTACGTATGTACTGGCATAACGTCTAAGGTTATTTCCTAGCTTATCACTACCATATACACTATGTAGCTTTTCTATGGCTTCTGCTCTGGCTTCATCTGTACCAAAGTTAGCTATCTCTACCAGCTCATCAATCTCATCTTGATCCGCTTCCTGATATACGCCATTAATCTTACCACGTAAAGCCTTAGTCATATCAGCCTGAGTACGGTTGGTTAGAGTGTACTGATACATCTGATCTGCTAACTCTTGACCGTAGCTATTGGCTATTTCTTCAAACCCTTGAAAGGCTAGACTCTGCAAACCTTGTAACACTTCATCAGGTACACCAGTAAACTTGATAGCATCAGATAGCTCTAGTTGTATCTGCTGATATTCCTCAATGATACCCTGAGCTTCTGTCATTATAGTGTTATCTATTGACTCTCTGATATCACTTCTAGCATTTACCGCCCACTCTAGGTCAAATAGCTGACCATCTCGTAATGGTGCTGTACTGGCTAATTCAGCTATCTCATCTTCTAAGCGTTGCAAGGCTAGGATCATTCTTCTTGAGTGATCGTCACCTCGCTCCTCTAGGTACTTGTTATACTGATTGAATGTCATTATTAAAGTTGCCTAGTGTTCTAGTGCCTTGTTCAATCTCTAAATGCGCCTTAGCTAAATCTTCATCGTCTAATACTAGGTCTGCTATCTGTTTATCTACTGCTTGCATTAACGTAGTAGAACGTACACCACTAGCCTTAACTTGCTGTAAGAATACTAGCTCTTGTGGATAATCACGTATATCAAACGAGTCAGAATAGAATATCTCTACGTCTGGTGTCACATCCTGCCACGTACAGATTAAACGCCATACCTGTTCTTCTACTAACTCTAATTCATCAGCTTTCTCAGCTAGTTTAGCGTTAAGCATCTGGAATTCAGTTTGCATAGCCACACCTGACATGGTGACCGCTTCGCTACCACGTACTGCGCCCATGTGAGACATCTTATTAATCATCTGTATCTTATCTTCAATACTTGCTCGTACTGCGTCTAAGTTACCACCATCAGGCTGTAGTTGATACGGCTTTAAATTACCATCCATATCATCAGACATATTGATGATAGCACCAGCACCAGCACTAGCATCGGTATCATGTGTCTTAACCAATGTAGGGTGGTTACTAATACGGATTAACTGCTCAATCTCTGATAGTTCCTCATAGATAGCTTTCTGCATATAAGAGATATCTGCTATGTCACTTGTACCTATACCACGTATATTACTACGATTAGCTGGACAGAATACCGCTGGGATTTTGCCTAACTCATTATCAATAGACTCAATCATTGTGCCGTCATCATCTGAGCCGTCTGATTCCCATAGTTCAATAGTGTCATTAGTCCATACTCGATAATGCACTACGGTTAAGGTGTCTGTCTTACGGTCAATGCTTTCACGTAACTTAAGATAGGTTAACTCATAGCGTCCTGTAGGGGTGCGCTCGTATCTCCAATCTATGACGTTCTCAGGTGTGAATAACGTTAAGTATGGTCTGATACCTAATGATAGTTCCTCAGCTCGTGTACCTACCACTGACTTAGGCTTATCAACCATGATCCACACATGACCATATACACTAGCCCATGTCTGCGCTTGCTTCATAAAGTTATTGAATGAGCGACCATCTAAGTCAGCATCCTTTAGAATATCATCTAATGCTGGGTTATTCGCCAATGAGTTAAACGCCCTCACTGGCGCAACACGCCACAAGAACGAACTATAAATGTGGACGATGTTACGACAATGGTTGTCTAATGGTGTAAGACTGATACGTCTTGAATACTCATCTTTAGTCTCATTAACGTAACGAGTCAGATACTGCCCATCTTGGTATTCTTCACCACCCAAGTAAGAACGTACATAGAACTCCCACTTAGCAGAATTATTGTCATATTCGGGATGTGTATCAGTCACTTTCATTACGTCCACCTTTGAGGCTGAGTCTGTTTAATATCTTTTTTGATAGGGTATAGGTAATCTACTAAGTACCCTAAAGCGTCATTCATGTGGTCATAACCGCTTTTATCAGGCTGGCTAGTACCTTCTTTATATATCTGTCTCTCTAGACCCTTAATGGTTTCTTTGCATTTAGGATCTATAAATATTCTACGCTCACCGTCACCACTTAATAGGCGTGAGTTGACCGCATTAATTCTGTCTCGTACTGCTGGGTGTCTGTTCTTTACGTTAACAGTATAACCAGCGTTCTGTAATATTGATAAGTCAGTTCTACCACCTGCGCTAGTCTTACGTTGTCTACTAGCTGGATCTGGGTAAATCGTTATCTGCTTATCTGGGTATCTAGCGTTTATCTCTGATACCATCTCATCTGTATTTGACGAGTATATCACAATCTCATCTATAAAATGTAGTACCCTGCCTTTCCGCACCGCCACGCATGCACTCATAGGATCTAAGTTGAAATCCATGCCTATATGTAACTGGTTATCTGTACCAGTGTAAGGCTGTACTGTTTCTTCTCTATCAAAGTTGTAATATATGATACCAGCGTAGTTAACAAAGCTGGCTAGGTACTCTTGTTCAAACGTCCTAGAATCTAAGTCACTCTTGGCTGACTCTATCTCATGGGCTGGTACGTTACCACCGTCTAAGGTTGTGTATTGGAATGATTGCCAGTTATCGTGCTTATCTGTGCCTTTAGTCCATAGGTCGTAGAAGTGGTTACGTCCTTTAGGTGTACCAATGAATACGGCATCACCTTGTCTATCAGATAAACTAGGACGGATTACCTCACTCCATGTCTCAGCTTTCATATCA